GGTTCGGGCTCTGGCTTACAATACAGAACAGCACCCACTACGGATGCTGTACTTAACACTGCTATCGTCTTGATCATACCTAATTATATGAGAGTTCCTTAATATTCACAAGGGGTTATTTCTTCTTCAAGAGACTCCATAGCCCTCTCCCAACCTTCTGCTGTATTCTCAGACCATTTGGTCCATCGAGGAGAGATACCCTCGATATCTTTATACAGATCGTAATACTCGCTCCATGCCTCAAGAGCATCCCAATCAGCAGGAGTCTTAACTCCATTATACTCTACACGATCAGCAATAGCCTGATCATCGTAGATTGCTGCCATACGATAGCTGCCTTCTGGAGCAGCTGCCATCCACTCTTCAGCTTTAAGATTCAGCTTGTTGACGTGATCGAGTAATTCTTTCGTAATCATACCTAATTATATTTGAGTTCCTTTACCAAACCTTACGAGAAGAGCATCCAAGATAACCTAATGCATACTGCTCTTTCTCTTTATCAGTCATGTCAGCTATTTCAACCTTTTCTGACTGATAAGAGTCTCCTTTGAAGTAATGAGGGGTAGCAGGACGTTGATAGTATGCATCAGCTGCTCCTCTATCGTAAGGTCCTCCATGTCGAGTCATTTCCATTTCTTTGTCCATACCTAATTATATTTGAGTTCCCTTAGAAAGGAACAACATCCTTACCTCTTTGAATACAAGCCTTAAGATCAGTCTTAAGCCTCCATAAGGTAGTGAGCTGATCATTAAGATCTGCACAACCGCTACAAGCTCTATCACTATCTAATGCATCCAGAATCTTAAGCTTATCAGTAAAGCAGTTCACAAGCTCATCCATATGCTCCAACACTTGCCTCTTCTGCTCGTAATTATCGAATTTCTTCATACCTAATTATAGTTAAGTTCCTTTAGAGCGGGCTTACAATCATAGTGCAGCCCCATTCGTCCACATGTTTTGAGAAGAAAGGCTTTTCAGCCAACTCTTGCGCGACCTCTAAACTTGAAAATCCCTCACACTCATGCGAGAAGAGAAGAATTCCACCTTTTGAAAACAACTTAGCAATCAGCTTTTCTTTCATACCTAATTATATTTGAGTTCCTTATAGAGGGTCGCCATAATTTGAAGTCCTAATCGCTTCAAGCTCACCTTCAATATCTTCGATACCAGATTCCTCAAGCCATTCTCTCCAACCTTTTTCGTCAAATTCTTTCTCTTCCATACCTAATTATATCTGAGTTCCTTTAGACAAGAAAAGGTAGAATTTCTTCTACCTTCTCAAGTTATTTAGTATTTATTAGGTGGTTTTGTATCTTGATAGATGCCGTAAAAGACAGCAGCTACTGCTAGTAGAATAAAGAATGCTGTAATCATTTGTTGTTGGTAGTGAGACTATCAATCAATAACGCGATACACGCTACTAATATTATTGATAGGCAGATTTCTTCTGGTGACATATTACTTATCTTGAAGCTTAGTACTCTTGTGAGCGTTCCGCGCTAGTAGTTTAGCAATTCTATCTGCTACAGCGTGTCCGTCTTTAATTTTTTTCTCTTCAGCAGAGGGCTTTTCTGTCTCTTCAGGGTGGATGACTTCAAAGTCTTTATCATCGAGAGGTTTGATTTCGTTGTTCATAACTAATTATATCTGAGTTCCTTTATTTATAGAGTCTAGCTTGCTAGAGCAGGTCGATATATCGACGTTCTCTATTCACCAAATGCATATGATCCAAGCTTCTCACAAAGCTCATTGTAGGTCATACTATAGAAAGGCTTACCGGTAAGTGATTTGTAATCAAGACATCCCATTGGATCAGTCAAGTAAGCATTGTACTTACCTTCAGTCAACTCAACAAGATTGTCAACAGCTCGGTCATATGCTTCAAAGATCTCAAAGGTCTCCTTCTCATCCCTACCTTTAACGTGAGTTAGCTTATAGGCTTCTTCAACCTTCTGAACCAACTCTTCAAGTTCCGCATCTTCAATCTTCTTTATTAGCTGTTTTACTGTTTCCATACCTAATTATATCTGAGTTCCTTAAGAGCGACCTTGCATATACCAATCAAGCCAATCTGCATTAGCAATTACACTCGCCTTCTCTGTATCCATATTTACTGCGATGAAGCCCCAATGAGCTACCATCGTAACTTCACCAAAACAAGTTTCATCTCCTACTTTGTATTCTTTCGTGTTGTACATATTTCTAATCTACCCAAGTACCTTTCCATACAGCAGCATTTTTAAGCTCATCATCAAGCTTCTTCTCAAATTCAGCATCAGCTAACTGCTCTTCAGACATAGTTGGTTTTAATCCAGCCTGAGAGATAATAACATCTTCCTCAAGGGTATCGAGGAAGATGTAAAGCTTTTCTTTGAATGATGGATGAGTTTTCCAAGGGCGAGGCTTAATATTTTCTGCGCGCTTAATTACTTCAGCAATCAATTCGTTGTATAACATCGGATAGGTGTGGCTTATGTTAGACTATCGAGTGAGGCTGTACGCTCCACAAGTTGAGAGGTTAGGGTCGTTAAAGAGTAGACCGAGCTCACGTTCAGCACGATCAGCCCAATGTTGAGTTGCGAAGGTAACTTCATAAGTCTCTTCGAAGTTTGTATTGATCTTCTCTTCAGTATTAACATCAACACCAACAGTATTAAGAACAGAAGAGTTCCTGAAAGGAGAGTTGAGGTTAGTAAGCAGAGTGGTTGCAGCGTTAAGAGCTGCCTTATTGTTGAATCGAATGGTTAATGATTTCATTTGTTTCTTTCTTCTTTTTAATTATAGTAGAGTTCCTTATGCGTAGATTACAATGCCCTTAGCATTCTTACGTAGAGTGTCTTGTGAATAAGCTCGACGAGGTCCACGGAAGTAGATCCTTCCTCCAATTTCTTTAACGAACTTACGTACGTTCTTCTCATCAGCTTCGAATACATCCATAGGAATGACTTGAGTCAGAGCAGTGTTGTTCTGATTGTCGTTACGGAAGTAGTTAATATAGGTTGTATATTGGTCGTTCATTTGTTTTTTTTGTTTGTTGTTGAAGTCTTTCTTCTCTTTAATTATAACAGAGTTCCTTATGAGGTCTATTCATACTCCGAGTAGAGGTTACCTTCATTACATGTCTCTTCATAGTAAGTAGTTTCTATCTGCTTACCATTCTTATCATACTCATAGGTCCATTCTTGAATTAACCCATCTTCTTCTCTACTACGAAAGATTACTCTTCCCTTATCATCTAGATCAACTGTTTCGTTTTCGATCATACCTTATTATATTAGAGTTCCTTTACATTATGTAGCATTGACTTCCTCCCACGCAGATAAGATCTCCTTGCTCGACTTTTAGACTTGAAGGGAACTGCTCTCGAATGTCTAATTGATCTTGCTCTATATCCCACTCATCACTATCAAGAGCTCTTCTAAACCAAGTATGACCTCTATCTCTGAGAGATGGATCAACATCTATTGTCCAAACAAGCTCGACCTTATGTCTTTGAACTGCTTTGTACAATTTTAGTTTCACGAGAGTATTTTAGTATATCTTCTATAAAAGTCAACTGCTTAAAACTCCTCAGAGTCTTCAGCTGCTTGATCTTCTAAGAACTTGAGGAAGGATTCAATATCATCCATCCCTCTCTTCTCGTCCAGCTTATCAATCTCTGCCAACTCTTTATCAGAGTAACCAATAACACTCGTTACCTCTCGTTTAAGATCTCTAAGAGCGCTATCAACTACTGCAAAGTGATCCTCTAGATAAGCAACAAGACCTTCTGCTACAGTCATTTTCTCATCGATACAATAGTCGATAACTACTTCAGGAATATCTGATTTATGTTTACGGTTACTCATTATCGAAAGAACTTTGGATTGATAGCTGATGGTGTTCGTGGAAGCTTTTCTTCTTCCTTATACTTCTCTACACTCTTAAACATCTTCATGATGAATGTATGTACGGTGAGAAAGACTGTTACTGTGATTAGTACTCCTATGATGTTCATGATAAATATAAAAGGCTTTGGGTTACTTCCTTAATGGCTGCCTTCTGAAACTTAAGCTTATGCTCACAGTCTTGAAGGTTAATGGTTTTGCACTCTGCTTTGTACTTATTGTTGTCGACGTAGCGCACTACCTCTTCTAAGTTCTTGATAGTATCATTAACCATCTTGATTAGTTCATCTTGTTCGTCGTGTGTCATTTAATTTTTGGTACGCCATTTAAGAATAGCAATTACAAAGAAGAGGCTGAATGATCCTCCAAGTAAGCAGTTAAGAACCATTGCAAGTTTAAAGCCAATATAGAACTGATAAGTAAAGAGGCTTGAGTATGCAACAACAGACAGAAGAAACATGTTCAAAGATAGATCATCCACCTTTTTTGTCTTTAATGTCTTGATGAATTGTGGGATATAACTTGCGCAGAAGATTCCTGCATAGAGAAATCCAGCGTAGTATCCAATTGTCTCTAGTATTGTCATTTTATTTAAGTAGTCCTAAGTTCTTGAGTGTTTGTAGCTCGCTTGAGTTTACAATCACATCACCTTTCTTCTTTTGTTGTTTAGATGGACGTGGTCCGTCTAGCTTCTCATTCCACTCTACTGGGAGAGATTCGAGAAAGTATTCTCTTCCGAGTGTTGTTGTCTTGTCTTGTTTCATATCTTAAAAATTAACTTCAGTATTGCTGGTCATCAGCTTGTTGATTGCTTCAGCAGACTCTTGATAAGTACTGAGGAGCTTCTCCAACTCGAAGGACTTTGCATCATATGCAAGCCGGATATTATTGAGATCGTATGAGCGTCTGCGTTGCTCATGACATGTCCATACACGCATCTCACGCTCAGATCCATTATCATTAAATGTATCAACTTCAGTATACTCTTTTCTCAGCTCAATCATGAGCTTAATAGCCCCATCTGAGGCCTTCTTAATGGTAGCAATCTTCTTCTCTACGGCAGCTATATTAACTTCCTTCATACCTAATTATATCAGAGTTCCTTATGGAATCAACTGAATATAATTGGTTTCTTAGATGAATTCAGAATAATATTGCGCTTTGAGAGCAGCGAGATATTGATTAATCTCGTTGAAAGCTCCACGAATCACTTCATTAGCTGTCTCAATCTCTACACCAGATAGCTCTCCATCATTGTTCCAATCATAGTAGAACATAAATGTCTTACTATTATCATTTAGATACTTAGTAAGCTCATCACTATCTATACTCCAGCTCTTATCTGTATCATACTTAAGTTGTATATCATCTACATTAAGAGTCTTTGACCAGCTAGTAGCTGTAGCTGTAACAACGCTTCTATAGTACTTCTCTACATCTCCAATGTACTTGATACCAATAAGCTCTTCTCCAATTGATACCTTACCATCCAGATCTGTATCAAATACCTTTAGCCAATCACCATTTACTCTAACGGTTGCTAATTGTTTAGCCCATTCACCCTCTGTGACATACCCGCTAGCATCTTCATCAGCTTCAGATATCCAGCCGGAACCCCATTGGAGAACTGCTCTTACATTCTTGGTGTAAGCATAGTACTCATTGACATCTATAGAGTTATTCTTATCAACATCAAAGCTAGTAACAGATGGTACTAATCCAAACCAATCAGTAATGTTCTTAACACCTCCAAGGGAGTTGTATTCTTGCTCTTGCTTACTTACTTCTATTCGATCAATGACCATCTTCGGTGGTGAGGTGTTAACAAGTGCACAAGCACAAACTGAAAAGGCACCTAACAACGCAACGATCTTTTTAATGGCCATTATAATATTTAAGCAATGATATACTTTTTACAACTACTCTACTCAAACTCTTTCCTATCATCCATCTCCGGACGTTTATCTTGATTGTCGATCAAGCCCATAATATTCCAAAGAGCAGCACCCAAATGGTCTTCACTCTCATCTCCAGTCCAGTATGACATAAGATGTCTCATAGCTGAGTCATATAGCACAGAGTTCTTCATACCAAGCTTCCAGTTATTCTCTCCGTAGGCTTCAGCACCAGCAAGGTACCTTTGCATTACATCATACAATGCCTTATGAGGCACTAAGCTCATACGAGGCTTACCTTCACCAGAGTCTCTCTGCGCTCCAGTATCGAATTGTCTAGCAGGTCCCGTCTTCTTAACTGACATTACTTGAAGGCAGGCTTGTATGTTTTCTCAAAGACATCTGCTGGTACCTGAAAGGTTTCTAATGCTTCACTCATGACAGTAATCTGAACGGTATTAGAATCAAACTTAATCCACTCAATAATATCACCATCGTAAAGATCATCTACATCATCACTTGCAATATGTTGTGTGAGTTCTTCCCTACCCATCTTCTTCTCAAAGATCTTATCGTAGTTCTTATTGTACGCAGCATAGTCTACAGTACGCTGCTTTGAACCTTTACCTCCGTGCCATTTCATACTCATATTATAAAACCTACTCTTCTATTATCAACTTACTTCTTACGCCATCCGGTAAAGGCAATGTAGTCACCACCCTCCCAGCCAACTGAGCTATTCAAGTTCTTATTGATGAGGTTATTACCCTCTGAGTCGGTAAGGGTAAAGTCCTTCATTGCTACCTGATAGTCACTCCCATCAGGACTGTAGAACTCAAGACCGAATCGAACAGTCTCATCATAGAAGTGAGTAAACTTAACTGTAATCTTTTCCCAACCTTCGCTGGCGTTGCTAATTTTAAGCTTCTCAGAATGCCTTTGAGCCTTCTGCATCTTATTCTTATCACCACCTTCATAGTTAGTACCATCAGCACGTCGGAAGCGAGGTAAGCAGTCATGACTGCTGAGTACCTTACCACTGAACTTTACAAGGAAGGTAAGAGTGTAATCAGTACCTGGAGTCAGCTTAAGCTTCTGCTTTGAGACAGCATTTACATAACCACCATTAGTCTTAGTAAGAAGCACACACTTGTTGTCAAGTTCAGCTACACTATCATCTTCTTGTTTAGCGCTAACACCAAGCTTCTCTAAACGATTGTGTACCTCAAGAGCACCTCTCATGTCTCCACCTTTAATAAGACTCTTCTGTAATGCTTCAAGTTGCGCAATCAAAACTTTGCGGAGATTCTCTCCACTCAATGTGCTTGCTTTAGTAATGTCCTCAAGCTTACGATCGTAAGTAGCACGAAAGGATTTCATTTTTATATCAGCACCATCAACAAGAGGCTGAAGAGGGTCGCCATCACCTGCTAACCAATTAGCAATCTCTTTGTCAATGGCAGCAATTGTTGCAACACTATCGAGAGTGCGTACATCGAAGAGGTTCTCTCTGTAAAGCTTAAGTGCGTTTGCGTAATTTGTCTGTAGTTTAACTACTTCTGATATAGCCTTTTGTGCACTATCTGCTACTGCATTTTTATAAAGATAGTCGATATCTTCGAGCGTTAAGCTTCGTTGACCGTTAGCCATAACAGTTAATGCTAATCCGATTACGATTGATTTAATTGTTTTTTTCATTATCTTTCTTTCTACCTTAATTATATCAGAGTTCCTTATAGGGAAGACGATCCTGATCGTGCGCTAGGTCGCAACTCTCTACCAAGAACCTCTTTGACCTTCTTAAGAACATCATTGAAATCCTTATCAAGACGACTGAAACACTCATCAATAGTCCTATCTTCTGCTCCCATCCTAGTGATGATCTCTATCTCTTCTTCTGACCATTCTTTACTTCTTGGTCTCATGTATTTACTCATAATATTAATCTCCAAAATAATCTAATTCAGTCCATTGCGCATTACCATATACTAGAACATCTCGCTCAAGTTTAGAGAGGTAAGGAGCATAGCCCCAAACATCTCCTGATTGCCATTGAGCATAAATCCATTGCTTAAAGCCTCTACTCTCCAGAACACGCAACTTCTTCTTCATACCTCTCATGAGGTAGTAGTAGATATCTCTATCAGTCTGCTCCAATATCTCAGGTGAGAATCCATCAACCGTTAAGGTATAGACATCATCAGTTAGATCCAGCTCCCAGCTCCTATTATACGTAGGGGCACAATCACCCACACGTTCTTTAGTATCAAAGTTAAAAGATTTAATAATCATCTTACCAAGCGAAATGAATTGATTGAGGGCTGTTGTAATTATCTACCCGCTCTTTCTTAGCAAGTAGTTTATGATCGTTGAGAATGTCTTCCTCAATCATAGTTTCCTCTTTGAAGTCCTTCATCTCTTGACGAGTAAGACCATGACGGTCAGCATACTCGAGATCAGACTCAGTTAAAAATATCTTACGCTCACGTTTAGGAGCACTTGCGTACGCATCACCAGGTTTAAGGTAACCAAGTTCGATGAGATCTTCTCTTGTTGGGCTCATACCTAATTATAACAGAGTTCCTTACGACTTCTCTTCAGCAGCATCAAGTTCAGCCTTGATCTTATCCTTATTAGCAGGACTCTTAAAGTTAGTCTTGTATCCTTCAGGCTGAAATGCACCACGAAGAATCAGCTTCTCATTCTGAAAACCTTTTTGAATCTTGTAAGGGTAAAGGATACCACCATTACCATATCTCTTAACTGAGCTCTCTACAAGCTCAGTAATGTACTCTTTAATATCATCACCCTCTTTGAAAGGTTTAGTAGATCCAGAACTAGCCGCTACTACAGCGCGCTGCGCATCAGTCTTCTTATGAGTAAACAAAGAACAAGGGGAGGGCATAAGTTCTGTATATCCAAGCTCTTCACAAACCTCTACAAGGAGATCATAAAGTTCACTATCTTTAAGTTTAATCGTATTCATATTAAAAATCGTTCCAATCAGTAAGGATTGTAGGCGCGTTAGCTTCTAAGTTATTAGCTAGATTCTGAATCAAAGGTCTCATCTCATCAAGCTCTTCAACAAGACGTTGAGCATATCGCGCATCAACTTGAGAGAAGTTCTTAACATCATTCATCATTAGAGCCTCTTGCAAGTCCTGCATAAAGAAGAATGCATCCTTAACATAATGACCACTTGTCATTCTACGACCTTGCTTATCTTTTCTTGCTGCCATACCTAATTATATTATAGTTCCTTTATACAAGCAGAATATTCTCCTCATTTTCCTCAAAAAACTTCACCCACTCTACTTGCTGTTTAGCATAGAATATTTTACTTTCTAATTTAGATTTTAGAAATCCAAGAATTTCTGTCTCTTCAAAATCACCTTTTTTCTGAGCATCATCAATAAAAGTTTCAACAGCTTCATTAAAGTTACCTCGAACTGCGGCATAATCCCAACACTTTTCTTCAAGAGGGTGATAATACCACTCAATGTCCTTTCCATACTCCTTCTTCATACCTTATTATATTATAGCTCCTTTTTGAGATTATCAACGTACTCTTTTACGTGAGCATCAAAATTATCTGCATCTTCTTTCTCTTCGAAGTAGTACCAATCTGGTTGGTCCGTCTTAAACCTCACACGCCACTGACCTTTTGTATTAGCACGTAGCCAACGACGCCAAGTAATCTTATGATCAACAAGTACCTTATGCATTACGAGCAAACATTCTTACTAAAGTTCTTAACAGCACTACGAGCACCTTTCGGACAAAAGCGGTCCTTATTCTCTCGCCAAGTCTCAGCAGACATAATCTCAATCTCCGCTCCAACCTTACCGGTATAAACCATACGACCTTTCGGACGCTCTACAGGATTCTCATTAGCACATCTAATACAATTGCTAAAGCCTGCTTCTACACGAGCAGGCCTAACAAGACAACCACAAGCACAATACACAATTTTCATTTTAGTTTTTAAGTAAATTAATAATAGACCTTCCAATAAACACAACACCAGCTAAAACAATTATAGCAGCGCTGAATACAAAAGCAATAGCTCCAAGAGTCATATTAACAATTTTAGTACCCATAACGTTATTAGAATAAGTTAATTAGAAAAATACTTAAAGATAATTGCAACTGCACTCGTCATTACAACACTTACACTAATGATGATAATAATATCAACAACGGCATCAATAATACTTTTATGTTCCATACTCTTATTATATCGGAGTTCCTTATCCACGAGGGCATTTAGGTGCACCTTTCTTAACTGGCGCGAGATCGATCCAAGCCTGACTTCCACGTCTATTAAGAGATACCTCATAAACATGCCCATCAATACGAACAAGCTCACCTCCATTTACGACGATTGTATTGTCTCGTTTCCGCTGTAGGTCAGCTTCTTTACCGGGATAGTTATCAGTAAGAACAGAAGCAAGAGGGTAGAAGAAAGCCCATGGACCAGCTACTTTAGGTTCTCCCTCCTCTTGAACTCCTTCATCTCCTTCTGACACATAACCAGCACCATGCTTACAATAAGTACCTTCTACTTGAACGATAGTAGAGTTCAGCATATCGTCCTCGTAACAAATAATGTCTTTGATTTCTTTCATACCTAATTGTATCAGAGTTCCTTTTAGAACCAGCGCTGGCATCGATTAGCGTCATGCTCTTTTAAAGCCTTCTCAATCCTATCGCTGACAACTCGTAGATTAGGATCGTCAGATATGTAGCCAACTGCCCAACAGAGCTCATCTCTCAGCTTAGAAGCAGCGTCACGCTCTTCAATAAATTTGTCACGATCAGTTTGCTCCTCACTCTCAAGCCTCTTAAGCTCCTCATACATCTTCGCTGGAGCCTTACTACCATATTTGTACTCCCATCCAGTAATATATTCGATGAGATACTTGATTCTATTAGCTTTTTGATGTTCTGTCATACCTAATTATATCAGAGTTCCTTTAGGAGACTCCTGAGGCCACATGGGTGGACCGGATGTGCCTCAGGAGTCAGAACAAGAGTCTCGACCTGCAAGACAATCATCCAAATTATGTGTACTGCTGGCGTCGGCTGCGACCAGGTTGAAAGAAAAACGTCTCAGATGTTTCCTCAGCCAGCAGTACAAAGTGTCTAAAATTGATTACTATTTTCCATCATCCAATAAGAGATCTCAGTATGAAACTCTTTCTCAGTGACTTCATCTTTCACTCGAATAAATCCAATTGGACGTACTGCTTCACTACCATCAAACACTTCGATGACACCAGCAGCTCTATCGAGCTTAAACAAAAAATTGCTTACTTTTGCTTCCATTACTTCTTCTTTTTTAAGATTACGTAGTCGAGTAGTTCGTGATAAGCCTTCTTAAATAGCATGCGATACAAATCGTCACTAATTAAGTCATGCTGATCGGCAACATTAGCACCTACTACCCCCTCTATTATAAAATGAACACTGTAATCTTCAACTAAAATGTTCATCTTTTCTTCATTATATTTGTAATAAATCTGAACAAGAGTCCCAGAGTCATTCATGCCTGAATCATTAAACACCTTCCTATGTATGAAGGTCATATCATCGAGAGTATCATTCATTATCCTAATTTAGTTAGACCGAAGTCCTTATACAATTCCTTAGCCTTCATAGCGTTATCATAGAGCTTGATAACAATAGCAGTCATCTGCTCCGCCTTACGAGCGTCACGCTCTTCCTTAGAGTCAAAATAGTCTTCGTATGTCTTGAACTTAGATACATCATCACTCCAGTAGTTCCATATATTAAGCTGGCAACAATGACGAAGCTCATGCAATATAGAACCGAATACAAACTTACGAGTCTGACGAGAGGTCTGATCGAGCTTCATATCGAACTTAGTACCTGACTTAGCATCGTCAGAGTAAGTTACTTGACTGACTCCAGGATCTCTACTCTTATGAATCTTACAAACAAAGTCAACCGGCTTGCGATGAGTATTCATATAGATCATCGATATAACATCTCCTAACACATCGAAGTCGATGCCGGTAGACTTTTTGATTCCAGGTGACGGTTCTAGTATTACCATGACTAATTGTAGCTGAGTTCCATTAGAGGTTAATCAACTCAGAAAGTGCGTATGTGATGTCACCAGCTAGGTTAAATGCGCAGATTGCTAGCGCTACGATGAATGCGTACTTCATATCTCTGTTAATGTTCATACCTAATTATATCAGAGTTCCTTTAAGTGAGAAATGCCCTCGTTCCACCCGGCTTCACCTCACAAATGTAGAATCCATCAATACCAGGACCCCAGCTTCGAAGATAGTCTCGTGTGGGGCAGTTGGCCTTCATAGGATTGCGCTCATATTCTTCCCAGACTTTAGCGCATTCATTAAAGTCAGTACTCTCAAATAGAGCAACATCCTCACTTGAACCTCCAACAGTACAATAAACTTGGTACGTTTTCTTCATACCTAATTATAGCAGAGTTCCTTATCCAACCTGCTTAACGGTAACTTTCTGCTTACCATCGGCTTCTAATTTAGCGACAGCAGCGTCAGCATCCTCTTCTGTATTGATTTCTTCCTTGAGGAAGTGTACAGGACTCTTAGCCTCATCGCGATATTCTACGACAAACTTACCGAACCTGAATGGTTTCTTTGGGAAACTCTTCTTACTCATACCTATATTATGGCTGCTGTTTGACACTAATCAACTAGTTTTTTCAAGTAATATTCTACAGTATCTGTGAGATCAAAGGATCGTTGATATTTAACAGATCTTAATGAATGTTTAGTACTGACAGAATATTTGAAGTCATGACCTGCTCTATCTTCTACAAACTCGATTGATGGATTGATCTCAGGTTTGTACTCAAGAACCTTCTCGATAATCTTATCAACAATCTCAAGATTAGTTAGGTGAAGGCTTCCAGGAATATTATAAACAGTTCCACTCTCACCTTCATGAAGTACTTCGAGGATTGCTTTAGCATGATCCGTAACATGAACCCACTCGCGAATGTTCTGACCATTTCCATAGATAGGAATAGGTTCATCTTTGAGCAGCTTTCCAATCACAGTAGGGATGAGCTTCTCATCAGCTTGTCTTGGCCCGTAGTTGTTGCAGCATCGAGTAATGGATGCATCGATACCAAAGGTTGTAATATAAGACTGAACTAATAGATCAGCACCTGCCTTAGTAGCAGAGTAAGGGCTACGTGGAGCAAGGTTAGTGTCCTCAGTGAAGGCTGGCTCATCTAACTGAAGGTGTCCATAGACTTCATCGGTTGATATATGAACCAGTCTCGCTCGATCGACCCGGGCGAGCTCGAGAATCTTTCCAGTTCCCATTACGTTACTAGTAATGCACGCTAGAGGATTGGTAATAGATCTATCAACATGAGACTCAGCAGCAAGGTTAAGGATGTAGTCGATCTTAGGAAGATACTCATAAGCACTATCATAAGCAATATCATCGTGAATAAACTGAATACGTTTATCGTGATGAACGTGCTCTATATCTGAACCCATACCAAGTTTATCGATGATGAAAATACTAAGTACATCATCGCGCTTGAGTAGCTCATCTACAACATGAGAGCCAATGAAGCCAGCAGCTCCAGTTACTAAATAGTTTTTCTTTTCTTTCATCTTTCTAATTTTGTAAAGTCTCCATCGAGAATATCTTCACAAGCAGCTTCGTTGTCAAGTACCTCATACATCTTCTTACGAAGCTTCTCATTCTGGATCATAGTCATTGCAGTAATCCTATTTTTAAAGCGTGTGGTGCTCCACTCATGTGATCTTGTAGTGTAGATTACCTCATGCTCTAAGTTATCACCTGTAAAGGACTTACCAAGATAATCTTCTCCAAGAATACGAACATCAAGCTTAAAGGTCTTCATAAGCTCTAAGAGCTCTTCTTCTGTCTGATACATATAGACCTCATCGATGTACTTGATAGACATGAGCATCTTATAACGATCGTAGTAAGGTACTACAGGCTTGTACTTTGTATTACGAGTAGCTGATGGATCACCATGCAAGAAGACAATGAACTTATCGCAATGTCTCTTTGCTTCTTCGAAGGTAGCTGTATAGCCGGGATGAATAATATCAAAGTTACCAGCAGTGAATGCAACTATATCCTTACCAAAATTAACAGACTTAATCTTCTTATACACATTACTCTTATGAGAGTCAACTAAAGGATCGTATCGCATACATCTATATTAATGTATGATTGTGTAAAAATCAACTGATAGAGTTCGCAATAAGAGCTTTTAATGAGGTATCACCAAAGATCTTAGTAGCAACGATCTGAGTTCTATACTTACCATCTTTGAACTTATGGCTGACGCTATTTACATACCAAAGCTTCTTATAGTCTTCTCTATCTACACCATCTTCAACCCAAATAAATTTATTAGGCTGCCTGTATACAGCCCCTTTAACATTAAAGGTAATTGATTCATTAAGAGTTAAGAAGCTCTTCATTACTGTATTAGATATTCTCTGATTAACTTGTTCGATAGATGATTGAGCGTCAATGTCTGTAGAGAGAGTATTAGCATCGAAGTGGAAGTCTCTAAGCTCAGCACCAGGTAAGAGAGGCAAATGACATTCTAATTCGTCTGATCCAAGCTCTCTTTCAATGAACTCCATCTGCAGATCAAAGAAAGACTTGTGAATGATTGCAACGAAACCTGGATCAACTACAGGTCGAGAGTTATTAACATTATAATCACCCCATACTTTTTGTCTAAGAGCAGCTATATCAGCTCTTGTAATGTTGTAATCTTCAATTCTATTGTGGATTGAGGCATTAGGATCATTAGGATTGGCATCAGCAAATGGGCCTAATAAAAATTTCTCTGTATAAACATCAGCATAGTCTCCTGTAGTCCCACCCGCTTTAACAGTAGTAGCAAACTCTACATGTCTATCAGACAGAAAGGCATCGTACTTGAGCAATCTCTTAACCTCACCAGCTCCGGTGATATCGTTAACAAAACGGAAGTAAGGTGTCTTACCCACTCCATTTACAAAACTAACCTGACCAAAAGCACCTGACTCCTTCACCATCTTTTGTAAAGCATCATAAACCGATACATTATGCTTATCTTGAATCTTGATATTATGTCGAGTAGCAGGTTGAGTTGAATTAGGCGATATAATTGTCTCCTCTGACTTCAGCTTATAAACTTGATTATTAAAAAGGTCTGCCAATTCAAGGGCATTAGTATTATTAAGAATCTCACCTAAGCCAATATCAGCACCTTTACCGTCATAGTATTGACACTGTGTTAATTTAGTAGCAGCAACAAAGGCCTCTTCAAAGCTAAATACAACTGCATTCTTTACAGGTCCTTTAGTTACAGCTGTTGTGCCAGAGATCAAACATATTGCAGTAAGAACTTTATTTTCATCAGGGAAGTCAACTTCTGCCAATTCAAGATCATTAATCTCAAATGCTACATATAAGTCATCAGGACTATTTGTAGTGATGTTAAAGCGATCTAGAATCTTATTATCATTGGTAATAGCAATAGCACCTTTAATGCCCATTGTGAGAGAGCTCTCCGTGAACTCTAAGTCTAATACAGAGCCATTATTGAGATCAATAGTATCCTCAATAACATCTACAACACGCTCACCATCCAGCTTACGCTTCATCTTGATCAAGGATACCTTGAAGTCAAGATTATGATTTTCAAATGTTGTTAAGCTCATACATACTTATTTAATCAAGCAGTAATGGCAGCAAGAGCCTTTTTAAGAGCTTCTGCTTCAGTAGAGAGTGTGTAGCCATACTCTTCTTTAACCTTTGTAGTATCTAGAATACAATTAGATCTACCAGCTGCAAGGTCAAGCTCTTCAATATCAACCCAATTCCAGTTAAGGTTCTCGAGCTCAAAGCCTCTCATAATATCAATCACACCTCCGGTATCAAGAGGCTCAGGATTAGTAAAGTGAACAACATCATGACCTACACGACCTTCTTCAACAATACACTCAATAAAGTCTACAAGCTCAGGAATATAAGTCTTAGAGTTGACAGCAGCAATAAGATTATCATACTTATGAATCTTAGTAAGGTAAGACCTATCGTGAAGAATGTCACAGAAGGGCATACGAATACGAATAGTGATACCATTATCACTTAAAGACTCAAATGCATGCTTACTTGTAGAATAGAAAGATGAATCGGGATTGAATACTCCGAAGTTAGGTTCATCAATCTCACTCCATGCTTTATCATAACCAGTAAAGATACAACCAGATGTAATATGAATAGGTTGTACATGAAGCTCTCTACAGAGAGTATTGATCATCAGAGGTACTTTAACATTGTACTTCCAGCAAGCTTCTTTTTCTACTTCGGCTTGATCTACATTCGGTCGACCAGTAAAGCCTTGTGCATTGATAAGGTAATCGTATTTATTCTCTCTTAAGATAGAGCGAAGGTTGTACTCATCAGTATAGTCTACTTCAGCTTTAGATAGAGCTTCTACTTCAATAGCTGGGTTAAGTGCCATGTTAGCGTAGACATAGCTACCTACATAACCCTTACCTAGGATAAGTACTTTTGACTTCATACCTGATTGTATATTACTCTTCGATATCTTCAATAGCCTCAACAACCTTTTCAGATGCTTCAGCGACTTGCTCTTCAATGCTTTCAATAATTACGTTGAGATCATCAGTATCAATCTCACCGGTCTCTTCTATGATATCACGTGCATCATATAAAGCTTCCATTGCATTGTCTAGTTTTGTTTCAAACTTATTAATTAGGGTACTCTTTTTCATGGGGTTAGTAGGTGTTATTACTTAGTTAATGGGTGAGAGTATTCAAGACTTATTTGTTATAATAAAAATGTTTGAATAGCTCCTTTACCTCTGCCTTCATATAGTTGGGGTGGTGAGCTACAAATCGATCTTTATTAAGGTAATAAATAACCAACTGACGACATTTCATACCAGTCATCTGCTCATATAAGTAAGCATAAATGGATAGCTGCATACCATAAGTAGAGTGTTCACATACAGGAAGGTGCTCAAGAGGCTCAAGCATCCAATCTTTATACATTGAACTGAACCTATAACGCTTATTGGTCTTGAAGTCTCCAATGGTGAATGTATTATCAGAGTGAATGTAGAATAGATCAGCTAAGCCAGAGATCTTAAACTCTTCACTCCATACAAGCTCCTCACAAAGAACCTTCTTGTACTTATCTACATTATAGCCTGCACACTTATCATAGCTCTTAAACAACCAGCCCCAATCAGGAGCCTCTTCACCGAATGAGATATAATCCTCAAGCAACTTATGAATCTCTGTACCACGATCACATGCTCTGTTCTTCTCTTTCTCCCACATCTCCAATACAACCTCTTGTGAGACCCCCTCACGTTGAGCTACTCGCAATGATGTCGCATCAGAGTCGAATGGCTTCTTATACTTACCAAGTAGGGTTGTTACAGATGTATACTTCTCACCTGTTTCATTATGAGTATAAGTATGCGACGGTTCGTCGAATGTAATTGGAGCTTTCATTATTATCACAATTATAGCATTGTTCCTTGCAATAATCAACTGCTTTCTGATTAAATAAATGTATGGCAGGTATTAAAATCAGTGAACTTTCGGAAGCTTGTAGCATTAATGGTGACGAGCTTATTCCAATTGTGCAGAATAGCTGTACTAAATTTGTAAAGGCATCTGAGCTCGGCTCTGATGGTACCATCACGAGTATTACAGCTGGCTGCGGCCTTGCCGGGGGAGGTAGTTGTTGCAGTGTTAATATTGAAATAGATAACAACTGCTTTGCTGCATGGAATGATACAGCAACAACCGTGGAAGCATTTAGTGGTAATTGGGAAAGTACTTATTCAACAGTAGAAGGTCTTAGTAGTAACTGGGATCAATCAGGTTGCGCAGGTCTTACCTGTATAGGAGATATAACAGGAGTTACTGCCGGTTCTGGTATTACTGGAGGAGGTTCTACTGGTAGCATTTCAATCGCACTTGATGCTGTTTGTGAGTCGGCATGGAATGGTACAACAACAACAGTAGCAGCCAATAGTGCGACATGGGTTCGTACATCTGGAAACCAAACTATTGGTGGTGACAAATGCTTTACAGGTAACATACTTTCAGCTGGTGTCGACCTTGATCAGCTCTTTGGTACTGGCGGTGGCGGCGGTGGTGGCATTACAGGCTTTGATAGTGGTGGTGATGGTATTTCTATTGATGAAAGTGATCCAGCAGGTGTTGTAGTTGAAGTTGATTCTACTGTTGTTCGTACATCAGGTAACCAAACTATTGTTGGTAACAAATGCTTTAATGGTAACATTCTTTCAGCTGGCGTTAACATTGATCAGCTTTTTGGTACAGGTGGTAGTAGCTTTGCAAGTATTACCGATGATGGGACAACAGTTTGTATCGATACTGAAACACGTATTATTGGTAATGTTGTATTTGGTGGTGTGGGTGACGGTCACTCACTGAGTAATGCAGAGAACTCTGCTCTTGTTGGTGGTGGGGATAATACTATAGCCTTCTGTGCTAATAGAAGTGGTCTCCTCGCCGGTGAATCAAATACTGTTAACGCTAGTGATGGTGCTGTAATTGCTGGTGTTACCAACTGTGTAAAACATCACTGCAGTGTTATTGCTGGCGGTACTAATATTACTTCTGTTAGTGCTAATATGCTTCATGCTGAGAGATTGTATGTTAAAGATCTACCTGAGACTGATCCAGGTCTTAGTGGTGTTGTATATCAAAGCAATGGTACTGTTAAGGTATCAGATGATAATGTTACTGTTGCTGATGTTGCAGGTACTAACTCTACTTTCGGTAGCTCGGTATTATTCTTTAGTGTTAATGATGTTACATATGGACCAGTAGCTGGTTCTGTTCAAGGTAACTACTATAAGCCATCAACGGCTTCAACTGATGAGCTTTCTGTTGCCTTCTATTCTGATGCTGCTGAAATTGAAATTAAGATTGAACGATCACAGTCCTCACTCCAAGTGTTTATTGATGACGAGCCTGTTCATGAGTATGCTGTAGCTGGTTATCAGAACAGACTCCTAAAGCTTAGCCATTCAGAAGCTAAGGTTCGTAAGTATGAACTTCGTGGTAAGAGTTATGGCTTCGGTGGTGTTTATACCAATACAGCTGTTAATGAATATCAGGTATGGCCTTATGAAAGAAGAAAGGAACGCCCTCTACTTTTAGTCATGACTGACTCTTACGGTACAGCATTCAATACTACATATGGTCTTAGCTTTGCGGAGAAGCTTGCTGAGTATCTTGACATGGATCTTCACTCCGATGCTCTTAACTCTTCAGGATGGTCAAGTACAGGTAGTAGCTCTCCAAGTACAAGATCTGCAAGCCATGTTCTACTTACCCGTGACCCAGATGTTATCTTAACCTGCTTAGGTTATAATGATAAATCATCTCCTAACCAGACAAACATTGAGGCTGGTATTAATGCTTGGCATACTTCTGTTACAGGTACCTTTACTTCAGCAAAGATTATGCTTGCAAGTCCATGGACACCGGTTGGTGTTGAGACTAACTTAACAACAGTATCAGGTTATATTCAAGGTCGTGCAACAGCCCTTGGTGCTGACTTTATTGATATTAACGGAGTTGTTACAGCAAACAATAAGGCTGTATATACAAGTAATGATAATACTCACCCATCTCTCGCAGGTCATGAGTATCTTGCTCGTCGTTTAGAAGCTTTAATGCTACGTACTGGTAACGTTCCTACAAGAGACTAAAGTTGATTTTGCTCATTACTGTATTAAATTATATAGTAATGAGCGATAAGTCACCTGAATTTGCAGTCTTTAACATTGAGGGCGGTATTGGCAAGCATGTCAGTTCTACCGCTGTTGTTAAGGCATATAAGAATAATCACCCAACTACTAAGATCATTGTAGTTTGTGCATGGCCAGAAGTCTATCTTAACAATAAAGACATTCATAGAGTTTATCGTCTTGGTAACGTACCATATTTCTATCAGGATTATATACTAGATAAAGATACAAAGGTCTTTTCGCAAGAGCCATATAAAGAGACAGCTCATATTACTAAGAAGCAGCACCTTATTAAGACTTGGTGTGATATGATTGGTATCGAGTATAATGGAGAAGCTCCTTATATGAACTTTAATATGAGGGAGAAGGCTTATATTGATCCTGAGGTTGCTAAGATTCAAAAGGTAAAGCCAATCCTTATGTTCCAGCCTTTTGGTGGTCCAGGTAAGAATCATCAAGCTGATCCATACTCATGGGCAAGAGATATTCACCCTGAAGTGGCACAAGTGTTGGTAGATCAGCTTAAAGAGCATTATCAAATCATTCATATCTGCTACGACTTTCATCATAAGCTTAATGACGTCATTCGATTTGAGAAGGAGGTTCCTAAGAAGCAACTCTTTAACATGCTGAACTTTGCTGATCGTTGTCTCTTTATTGACTCTTCACTACAGCATGCTGCAGCAGCAATGGGTAAGCCTTCAACTGTTGTATGGGTTGCTACTCAGCCTGAGCTCTTTGGCTATACTATGCACACTAATATTAAAGCACCTGTTCAACTACCTAAGGGTACTATTGACTCTTACTTGTATGACTATACATTTACTGGCGCAGTACATGAGTGTCCATACAATGATGTTAATGAAATGTTTGATGTAAATGCTATTGTACAATCGCTCTTACAACCAGTACAGCAGCAAGAACAGACAGAGAGTAAAAAGCCTTCTAAGAAGAAGAGCAAATAATCTCTTACAAAAAGAAAGCCTGATGATCGAAAGACCATCAGGCTTTTTTGTCTTTTAAATTTTAGTAATAGTCTCCATAGACGTCATTATCATTTACGTCCATATCGTAAACATCGTTCTTAGAGTCTTCATCTACATCATATGTATATGTCTTAGGATCAGATACATCAGCACTAAGCATTTGCTGGATATTAGAACTAAGAACACCAAACTGAGAGTCATCATATACCTGCTCATTAACGCACTCTTCTGGCGCATTAGGTTCAAAGGAGTTCTCATAGCGCTTAGCACGTACTCTATATACATAGTGACCAAGAAGAGGGTTGATAGATGTAATGTCTTGCTCTCTACGCTCTGTAATCTCATAGATGTTAGCACAACGACCGCCAGGTCTATCACAACCTAAGCCTACAATCTCAATAAGGTCACCTGACTTAGGCTCTGCATCATTGATAGTTGCATAAGCATCATTAGAGCTCATCTGAGCTTGGAAAGTGTCAATGTGAACAAAGCCTGTAAACTCATCACCCGGATCAAATCCAAACTGTGAAAGGGCTAAAGCTTCTTCTGAAAGCTCTACATACATCTGCATACCAGAAGCAGCAGAATAGATTGCTGTTGGATGCTCACCATATAGTAAGTTAGCTTTATCTAAATCAAATGGCTTAACATAGTAGTTAATCTCTACACCGAAGTTATTGATTAGATCATTATAAGCCATATCAAAGACAAGCTTTTCAGCTTCCTGATTATCTGCCTTCATGAACTGACCGCATGGAGCTGAAGCAGCTGCCATGATGTCTTCAGGCTTACAATTGACGTCTCCGCAACCCATTACTTACTACCCTTTCTTTGAATTCTACCTGATGGAATACCCTCTTCATTTTCAAACATTACTACCTCAACATCAGAGTTACCAATGCCATTTGTTACACCAGGTTTGAACTCCATTGCATACATCTTAAGAGCATTAACTAATGGCTGACCAGATAGAGTAACTGATGTTCCATTGTGCATACAGTTTCTAACATGTGGGCATTTGTGCTGATACTCCTTACGCTTAAGGTTCTCATGCTTACGACCAGCTCTCATCATGCTCTTACCACCTTGCTTAACAGAAACGGCATTAGCATTCATCATGTTATCACCATTGTAATACTCTTGGAATGTCTGCATGTATATATTTATGCCCTTTAGTTCAGAATACAAAAAAAGACTCATGGTTTCCCATGAGTCTTTGTAAATTATTTAGTAAGAATTAACCTGCTTTAACTTCTTTGTTCTTAGGCTGAACTGTGGTTGTTGGACCTTCAGTCTTAGCACCAACCTTTTGGTCGTTCTTTACAGAATCACCAAGTGGGGATGGCTTACCATCAGTGCTGCCGTGACCAGCTGTAGGCTTAGTAGCTACTTTATTAGCAGCTTGTACCTTTGGCTGACTACCGAAAGCATCACCGGCAAGGTTACCAACTTTGTTGTTAGTACCCATATCAACGTGAGCGGTGTGAGCTTGTGGAGCACCTTCGTTATCCTCTTCAGGACCGAATTCGTCACCACCTTCACCTTCGAGTTCGTCAGCAACGTCTTCGTCACCAGCGTCGTCGCCTTCTTCGCCGCAAGCAGCTTTAAGAAGGTCACAGAGTTGCTGTGCAAGTTCTTTATCAAGTGTAATTGTTACTTCCTCTTCGCCTGCAGCATCGTCGTCGCCTTCCTCGCCGAGCTCAGCGTCAGGAGTTGCGTCTTCGATACCAAGAGCGTTGAGATCGTCTTGTTCCTCCATACCAAAGTCTTCGGAAATAACTTTAGCAAAGAGTTCATCAAATGCGGATTTTTTGGCCATATAGTTATTTATGCCTCCCTGTGCATCTTTCAAGGCGTTTTCTTCATCTTCTTCTGCTTTGTCGCCTATACGAGCTCTACTTCCTTTGAGATTAGCTAATGCTGTTTTAACATCTGCCACGTCATCCACACCTACCTCAACACTATCTACACTAAACGTGTGTGGAATTGCTAATTTTTTTAACTCACCACGAAGAGCCTTTCTATAAATCTCTGGCACATTAACAACAGTGACCTCTTCATCCTCTTCTTTTACTCCTTGTACTTCTTCTGCTTCAACAGCTTCAACTTCTTCCGGATCTTCACATCCACAGTCTTTAGTAATACCACCGTCCTCAAGAGGAGCTTCACCTACAGCAGCGTCTTTATCACCTACTGTCATATCATTCTTCTCAGAAACTACAACCTCTTCACCGAGCTTGCTATAAACGTCACCAAGATCTTTAAGGTCTTTTTTCTTAGCCATACTATTATTTAGTTTGTGTTGCCTAAAAAACCATTAAAAGTTGAAACTTTACTGGTCAAGATTAAATAAATACTGACTATGGCTGATAAAAACGATGGCAGTTACTATATGGGTAATGAAAACTTACCTAATAGAAACTGGAAAGGTGAGTATACACCAGAGAAAATAGCTGCTCTTAAGAAGGCTAAGAAGAATATTCTATACTTTGCTGAGAACTTCTTCTATATTGTTAGTTTGGATCATGGTAAGCAGAAGATTAAGCTTTACCCTGCACAGAAGAGAGCATTAAGAAACATGCGTGATAATCGCTTCTACATTCTATTAGCTTCACGTCAGATTGGTAAGTCTACTCTTATGACAATCTATCTTCTATGGCAAGCATGCTTCCAGAAAGATCAGCGCATCCTTCTCGTAGCGAACAAAGAGGCTACTGCTATTGAAATTTTCTCTCGTGTAAGAATGGCTTATGAGGAACTTCCTAACTGGCTTAAACCACCAGTAAAAGAGTATGCTAAGACATCTATGACTCTTGAGAATGGTTCTCGTATTGGTATTACAACTACAACAGGTACAGCAGCTCGTGGTCAGTCCGTTAACTGTTTGGTTATTGATGAGATGGCTTTCATTGAGAACCATCTGGTGGATGAGTTTTGGAAGTCTGTCTATCCAATTATTTCATCCTCTAAAAAATCTAAAGCATTCATTTGTTCTACCGCTAATGGTACTCAGAACCTCTTCTATAAGATTTATAATGAGGCAGAGACTAATCCTGATAGTGCTTGGGACTGTGGTAAGATTATGTGGAATGAGGTTCCTGGTCGAGATGAGAAATGGGCTGCTGATACAAGAGCGTCTATTGGTTCAGAGGAAGCTTGGCGACAGGAGTTCTGTTGTGAGTGGATTAACTCTGGTGAGTCTTCTCTTGATGATGAACTCTATGAGAAGATGGAGCAGACTATCTGTGATCCTAAAGTAGTGCTTGATGATGGCTGCTATAAGATTTGGGAAGAGGCTGACTCGTCAAGAATTTATGCTGCTGGTGTTGATACAGCTGAAGGTGTTGGTAAAGATAGTTCTGTAGTTCAGGTATTGGATGTAACCGATCCTGCTGAAGTTAGACAAGTTGCTGTATATAAGAATAACAAAATCTCTCCTCTAGAGTTTAGTAATAAGGTTCATCAGATACTTCGCAACTATGGCTCTCCTCTGGCTCTTATTGAGCGTAACAACTGCGGTGCACAAGTAGTAGATAGATTGCTACATGATATGGGCTATCCTAAACTTGTTAGTTATGGTAATGCTAAAGCACATCGTAAGAATAGAATGTATGGTATGATTGCTCATACTAATACTAAGCATAAAGGTATCATGAACATGCGCTATTGGATGAATGACCTCCACTCTATTGTAATGCGTGACCAAGAGACATTAGATGAGTTTAGAGACTTCGTTCGCTATCCTAACGGTACATGGAAAGCTCAAAAGGGTAAGCATGATGATATGGTTATGGCTATAATGTATGCTTACTATGTTCTCGATAATGATATTGCTGAACAATTCTTTGAGATCATCGAGAAAGATGATACTGGTCGACCTAAGATTATTGAGCCTATGGACTTTGGTTTACAGCTCTTTGAAGATCCAACATCCATTTATAATAACGATAACATGGGTGGTGGTAGTCCAGATCTTAATCCTGTCTATTGGGGTATGAGTGATGGTAATGAAGAGATGGGTGATGATTATTATGATCTAATTGATGCTGGATTCACTCCACTATAGATTAAATAAGTATATGGCTGCTAATACTAACAATCAATCGTTTCTTAACAAGAGCAGAGCAGATAAGTTTAAGCTTGTCTTTTCTCTTCCACCTGCAATGCTGGAGATTGACTCAAAGGATAGGAGATCTTCATTTAATGTTAATCAGAATGCTATGCAGTTCTCTGTATATGGTTCTGTAGTGCCGCAGATTACTGTACCAGCTATTGAGATTGGCTATGCTGGTTCCAATCTCTATAATTCAGCTCATGCTAAAACACCATACGATCCTGTAACAGTTAACTTTACAATTGATAATGGCTATAACAACTATTGGGTATGTTATAAGTGGCTTGACCTTATGCATGATGAGAAGTTTGGTCTCTTTGATTCAAGTAATATTGCTACAGATGAAGACTTTAAGCAGTATCAAACAGATATGACTCTCTACGGCTTAGATGAATATAACGAAGAGCGTATTAAGTTTACATATACAAAAGCCTTTCCAATTTCTGTAGGTAATATTGATTACAATTACAGTGATTCAGACGAGATATCAAGTTCTCTCTCATTTGTTTACTCTCAAATTCATACAGAATTGTTGTAGAGAAAAATAGATTTTCATTTGAAAGGCCATAAATAATAGTATGGCTAAAAGGACAATTCAAAGCCCTGGTGTTGAAATTCGTGAGAGTGATTTGTCACTCCGCACAGCACAAACAGGGACCACTACATATGTAGCCGGCTTTGCGTCTGAAGGACCTACCGATGAAGTTGTTGGACTTGGAAGTATTTCTGAGTTTGAGCAAATCTTCGGTACTCCAAAGACACCAGCTGAACGCTACTTCTATCACACTACACGTGCTACACTAAACTCTACAGGCTCTGTACTTGTTAACCGTCTTCCATATGGCGCTAGCAACGGACAAGGCTTTGGTTCAAAGATTAGTGTATTGGCATACCCAGCAGTTGTTTGGGATCGTGACACTACTGCAATCGTAACTGATGCTGAAACAGAAAATGCTACTTACCTTCTTGGTGCTCCAACTCAGTTTGAAATGACTGATGAGCAGTATATGAAGTACAAAAATGGCGAGCTCTTCGAACAAAGCAATGAACTTAAGACAGAATTTACTGGTCTTACTGATCTTAGCGGTGCTGCTCTCGTTGTTGTTAACAAAGGACAGACTGTTATCGATGGTCAGTTTAATGGTTACTACGTTGGTGTTTCTGATAACACAAACCTTAACCCAGCAACAGACTTTGACGCTATTGTTGATGTTAAGACAGTAACATCTTCTCCAGCTGCTTCTGGTCTCTCTGCTTTCACAGATGTTCCAGCTTCTCGCTTCGAGTTCGCTCTTACAGCTACTCCTGAGTTTGGTACTAACCCTGCTACTAATTCCGTTTCACAAGTTATGGAAGATCGTATTACAGGTTATGACATTGGTACACGTGAGTTTGATGATACATTGAACATTGGTGTATTCAAACTTCGTCAGTCTGTATTCTCCAAGGACGCTAATCGTCTTGATTACCTTCTTGAAGAAGGCTATAATGGCTCCATTGGTCAGTACCGTCAGCGTAACTCCGAAAGCGGTGGTGCTCCAATTAACTTCTCACTTGATACTGTAAATGATCAGTCACGTAACGTTGACATTATTGTTAACCCATTCGTTGCTGATGCTCTTGCTGGTGTTCAACTTAATGCAGATGGTACTCCTAAGAAGAAGGTTCGTGTATACACTGAGTCATTCAAAGATGGTCTTCAGGGTGGTGATATCTCACCTGACGCTGCTGGTCTTCCGGTTAACTTCTTTGCTTCTACTTTCGCAGATGAAGTTGCTAAAGCTGACAGCCTTCTTCCTCTTGGTTCTTACGGTGAAGTAAGTCTTAAGGATAAAGAGATTGGCTCTATTCCATTGAAGCTTGATCGTGCTCTTGATCGTGTTCGTAATGATCGTAAGTTTGACATCGATATTATTGCTGAAGGTGGTCTTGGTACTATTCACACTTACATGGAGACAGCTAATGCTACTCTTTCTGCTCGTGGTTTTGATGATACACGTACAACAGCAGCTATTGAAGCTCTTCGTACTTCTGGTGATCTTGACGCTACTGGTGAAGAAGCTCGTACAGCTTATACAACAGTATTTAACCGCTTTGCAACATTTGCAGGTCCTGTTAAGGATGGTGGTCGTGGTGATATTCTTTTCATTGCTGATCCAATTCGTCAGATTCTTGTAGCTGGTAAGTCACAGAAGGTTCAGAAAGATCCTACTAAGAACTTCTACGTTGACATCTACTGGGCACTTCGTCATCAGTTCTCTCTCGCTAATACATCCTACGCAACTGTGTTTGCTAACTGGATGAGAGTATATGATAACTACACCGGCCTTTACTGCTATGTTCCATCTTCTGGATTTGCTTCTGCTAAGATGGCTTCTACAGATGCTCAGGTTGGTCCATGGGGAGCACCTGCTGGATTCAATCGTGGTGTTATTCAAGATGCTGATGATATTGCAATCAGCCCTAACCAACGTCAGCGTGATGACCTCTACACTGTTAACCTTAACCCTATTGCAAACTTTGCTGATCAGGGTAATGTGTTCTTCGGTCAGAAGACTCTCCTCAAGAAGCCAAGTGCATTCGATCGTATTAACGTTCGTCGTACTTTCCTCTACCTTGAGAAGATCACTAAGAAGACAATGCAGTTCTTCCTTTTCGAGAACAACACATTGTTTACTCGTACAAGAGTAGCTAATACTTTGACACCATTCTTTGAGCGTGTTAAAGCTGCTGACGGCTTGTATGATTTTATGATCGTTTGTGATGAGCGTAATAACACCGGTGAAGTTATTGACCAGAACGAGCTTGTTGTTGACATTTACTTGAAGCCAGTACGTACTGCTGAATTCATTTTGGTAAATTTTTACGC